CAAGGGCGGCTTGCCCGTCAACTTGAATGCCGGCACTACAGCCGACGTTGCTAACGTCATCGACAATTCTCTGCATGTTGTCGCTTTCTCTACCCTTGCCGGCTCCAGCATTGGGTACAATGCTCGGATTCGTTTTCAGGGCTGAAAAGTAAAAAACCAAAAATACGGGATATTCCCGAAAATCTTTTTGAGAATAGGAGTTCTTTATGAAAAAGGATTATGGATACCTGGGGCATTCTTTGGGTGCCCGTGCTCGTAAGCACTTGCGTAGCGGCTCCGATGATAATGACGATGTGTTGCTGCCGTTTAACGGCGAGGTCCCCGCTGCTAGCGCGTTTCTTTCGGCGCCGGAGTTGAAGTTCTGCGATACTTATTTGTTGGCCACTGATTGTGGCGAGGCTGCGAATTTGTCGGACGGGCTTATTTCGCAGTATTCTGGTCCAACTTCCGGCAGGCCGCTTTTCCTTCCTATTCGAGGTGATGCTTACGATCGTCGTACTGGCACTGTTGTCCATGTGCGGTCTTGGCACCTCAAGCTGAGCTTGCAGGTTTTGCCCATCGACAACGGCACGCGCATCCCCCAAGGGATTAGCGTTTTTGTTGCCCTTATTCACGACAAACAGACTAATGGCGCGCTCTGTTCTGCCGCTAATGTCTTTTCTAACGCAAGTGGCGATCAGAATCTTCTCATGTGTCTTCAACGCAATCCGCTTTTCGGGAAGCGGTTTGAGGTTCTCCGGTCTGAGATTGTCGATATGACACCGAACATGTTCGAGGTGTTGGATATCCTCACGCCGGATCAGACTGCGTCTATGGGCGTGTGGAAGCATTTGGAGTTTTTTATTCCTGTCGACCTCGTCGTTCATTTCGCTGAGAATTCTGGTCAGATTCAAGATGTCATCGATCACTCTTTTCACGTTTACGCTGTGCGTACTCCGCACAACGGCTCCGGCGCCGAGAATTATCCTCCAGTCCGTGCCGTTTTTACCTCCCGTTTTAGATTCATTGATGCTCCCATGTGAGCCGCCGGCAGGGCGCCCCGCCGGCGAGGCGGCCCCCGGCAGGGCCCCCGGAGGGCCGCCGGAGGCACGGAAATTTGAATTTACGCGCAAAATAAATATTTTGAAAAATCGTGGGCGAAACAGACTACGTCGACCAGCATGCTACTATTCCAACACATAGTAACAGCCCACAGTTTTGTACCTCCAGCAGATGTCCGAGGCTCGAGAGCTTGATACCAACATGTCCACGGCGTGCGGGTTCGATCCCGACGCCCCTTGGGTCGACGGAGTCGACCGGGAAAAAAATATTATTCCCAAGATGGAGGGCGAGGAGGATTTCCCTTGTCACCAGCCCAGCGAGGAGTTTTCCGAGCACGAGGATCCCGAGGTTCAAGAATGGGTGCCCACCGAGGCCGAGAAAGATGCCGCGTCCCGTTTGCGGGAGATGTCATTCAACGACGCCCAAGCCGTCCAGCCCCGGGCCGCCAAGGCCGCTAAGCGCCCTCGATCGCCTCCGAAGGACGACGATTTGGTGCCCGATCTCGCTGAGATCTTTGATAACTACGATACGCCGCATCCGGTCCGCATCTCCATCTGCCGAGCCTACGCGTCGTATATCGCGTCGCTGCAGCCCAAGAAGCCGAAGGCTGCCCCCAAGAAGCGGTCCAAGTAAAAGGCGCCTTTTTTTCTTAGCGCACTGGACCCATTAGCCTAGAGGGTCGGCCCGAGCTTGCGAGGGCCGGTTAGGGAATTAAGGGTCCCGCCCCGGAAGGCGCGCTCGCAACGCGCCGCCCGGGAAGGGTAGGGAATCCCGCCGCAACGCGCGGGGGACATAGGGTCTTTAGGGAGGGGGGCTTGTCCCCCTTTCCTTTCCGCCCCCGCGGGGCGGGGGCGGGGGCGGCGCCCCGCATAACCCAGTTCGCCCGGGGTCCGGGGGCGGGCTTTAGCCCCCGGCGGGGGCGGGGGCAGCGCCCCAGCAAATGCGCGTGGTCGGAGGCGGCCTCGGCCGCCGGAGACCCGTCGCCCGGGCGCGTTGCGCCCGGCGTGTTAACTTGGGTGGGACCCATACGGACGAGGAGGACATGGGGGGTAATCCTGTACACGATTTGAAGTGACCGCCTATATTACCGGTCACTTCTGGTTAAAACCTCTGGTTTTTTCTAACTTTTCCTCGTTGTGCAGGGCCGCAGTTGCTGTCGTCCGGACGAAGCTAAGGGCGGAAGGAGCCGCAGCAAGGCGATTGGAGCGCGTGCGTTGCTATGCAGGCCCGAAACTACGTGTTTACCATTAACTTCGCCAACGGCGAAGTCACTCTACTCGACCCTGACGAGTTTCCGGAGTGGCTGACCTACTGCGTATGGCAGCTTGAGCTTGGCCATGATAATCACATTGAGCACTATCAAGGTTACCTCGAGTGCTCTGGGAAGAAGAGTATGAAGCAAGTTCACGCGATTCCGGGCTTCGAGCGCGCCGCGCTTATGGTCCGGAGGGGCACTAGTGCCCAGGCTATTTTGTACTCCACTAAGGTCGATACTAGGATCGACGGTCCCTGGTTCCACGGGGAGCCCAAGGAGCAAGGCAAGCGTAACGACTTGACTGCGGTGAAACGCGCCATCGACAATGGCGCGAGCGATGTCACTCTCTGGGACGACCATTTTGCGTCTATGACGAGGTATCATCGGTCGTTTTCTACGTACAAGCGCGTGAAGGCCCCCAAGCGCGATTGGATCACCCACTTTCTCTGTATTATCGGCCCTTCTGGTTGCGGGAAGACGCGGCTCGCGCGGGAGTTCTTCCCTGGGGCGTATTGGAAGGCGCCTCTCCATTGGTGGGATGATTACGATGGCGAAGAGTATGTCGTCATGGACGAGTTCCAAGGTCAGTATCCGTTTAGAGAGTTGCTTCGTATTCTCGATAGCTCCCCACTTTCTTTGGGGAGTAAGGGGTCTCATGTCAACTTCGTGGCCAAGTGGGTTATTTTTACGAGCAATTATCACCCGAGAGATTGGTACGACCCGGTTTCGATCAAGGTTGACTGGGATGACTCGCCGCTACGACGTAGGCTGTTGGAGTTTGGTAACGTTCTACAGCTCGGGCCTGTGCCTGACGGCCGAGTGGATTTGGGTGGACGGGACGGAAATTCAAAGTTTTTTCGGGAGTAAAGGTGTCGCTTTTCTGTAGCGGAATTTTCGATGGAGCGTGCCTCGAAGCGGAGCCGGTCTGCGACCAGGGTTCCGAAGACGGCGGGCAAACGCAAGCACACGTCAAAGAGTGCCTCTGTGTCGAAGTACAACAAAGCTGTCAAGATTAGCGCTGCGCGCGCGGTTGCGAATGCTGTCACCATGGGCTACATGGGGATTGAGAAGAAGTTTCTCGACACGGTCAAGTCCAATACGGCGGTAGCCGCGAACGTCGATTGCACCGGCGGCGAGTACGACCCGTCCGCCGGTTGCACCGGCTGCTTGTCGTGTCCTGCTCAAGGCGACACGGAGCAGTCGAGAGATGGCAAGCGCATTGTCATCGATTCCTTGATCCTCAAGGGATTCGTCCAGAACGGCGAATCTACGTCGGAGGCCCCCGAGGCCGCTACCAAGATTTTCGTCGCGGTCGTGCTTGACACGCAGACCAACGGTGCTCAGCTGAATAGTGAGGACGTTTTCAAGAACACGGGCGCGTATGCTCTTCTGAATGCGGACCCGCTGAAGAATTTGCTGTTTGGCAGCCGTTTCCGGATTCTCAAGAGTCAGACTTTTGATCTGACTTTCAACGGTGTCGCTGGCACCGTTGCCACGCTGGCGCATAACGCCACTCGCCGAGATTTTGACTGGTACATTCCGTTCAAGGGCGGCTTGCCGGTGAACTTGAACGCTGGCACCACGGCTGACGTCGCCAACGTCATCGACAATTCTCTGCATGTTGTCGCTTTCTCTACCCTTGCCGGCTCCAGCATTGGGTACAATGCTCGGATTCGTTTTCAGGGCTGAAAAGTAAAAAACCAAAAATACGGGATATTCCCGAAAATCTTTTTGAGAATAGGAGTTCTTTATGTTTAAAAGGGATGGATTTGTGGGCAGCTCTGGTTCTTCCCGGGCTCGTAAGCATTTGCGTAGCGGTTCCGATGATCATGACGATGTGTTGTTGCCGTCTGACGGCAAGGTCGCCGCTGCTCGCGCGTTTCTTGCGGCGCCGGAGCTAAAGTTTTTCGATACATATCTACTTGCTACCGATGTTGGCGAGAGCGCAACTTTATTGGACGGCATGGTTTCCAACTTTGCCGGCCCTGTAGCGAACACGCCGCTGTTCAATCCCGGTCTCGGTGATAACACCAACGCTCGTAATGATCGGCGCGTCCTCGTTAGGTCATGGCACGTGAAGCTGTCGCTTCAATTGTTGCCGATTGATAATGGCACGAAGATCCCGCAAGGGATTACAGTGTTTGTTGCTCTTATTCAAGACAAGCAAACTAATAGTCAAGTGTGTGCCCCGTCTGATGTGTTTGTCAATCAGTCCGGCGATCAGAACTTGCTCATGTGTCTTCAACGTAACCCCTTTCGGGGTGCCCGGTTTGAAGTTCTTCGTTCTGAGCGCGTCGACATGACTCCGAAGGACTTTGATGTTTTGGATATCGCAGTGCCGGATCAGACTGCCACGTCTGGGCGCTGGGAGCATTTGGAGTTTTTTATTCCTCTCGATTGTCCCGTCAATTTTAAGAACAACGGCTCTACGCACGACGCTATTATTGACAATTCTTGGCATATTTACGCCGTCCGGACTCCTCACAATGATGTTCTCGCCGAGATTCATCCTCCCGTTCGTTGCGTGTTTACTAGCCGTTTTAGATTTATCGAGTCTCCGGTGTAGGCCGCCCGCAGGGCGCCGCGCCGGCGAGGCGGCCCCCGGCAGGGCCCCCGGAGGGCCGCCGGAGGCCCGGAAATTTGAATTTACGCGCAAAATAAATATTTTGAATAATCGTGGGCGAAACAGACTACGTCGACCAGCATGCTACTATTCCAACACATAGTAACAGCCCACAGTTTTGTACCTCCAGCAGATGTCCGAGGCTCGAGAGCTTGATACTAACATGTCCACGGCGTGCGGGTTCAATCCCGACGCCCCTTGGGTCGACGGAGTCGACCGGGAAAAAAATATTATTCCCGAGATGGAGGGCGAGGAGGATTTCCCTTGTCATCAGCCCAGCGACGAGGAGCCCGAGTTTTACGAGGACCCGCGACAGGAGCAGCAGGACGAAGAGGACGCTCAAGATTGGGTGCCCACCGAGGCCGAGAAAGATGCCGCGTCTCGCTTGCGAGAGATGACCTTTAACGACGCGCAAGTCGTCCAGCCCCGGGCCGCCAAGGCCGCGAAGCGCCCTCGATCGCCGGAGCGTGCCGACGACGATTTGGTGCCCGATCTCGCTGAGATCTTTGATAACTACGACACGCCGCATCCGGTCCGCATCTCCATCTGCCGAGCCTACGCGTCTTATATCGCGTCGCTGCAGCCCAAGAAGCCGAAGGCTGCCCCCAAGAAGAAGTCCAAGTAAAGCGCCTTCTTTTTTCTTAGCGCAGTTGTCCTCGTTAGCTTAGAGGGTCGGCCCGGGAGGGCCGGTTAGGGTATCGCCGCCGGGAAGGCGCGGGTAGCGCCGCCCCGAAGGCTAGGGAATCCCGCCGCGCAGCGCGGGGCAAACAAGGGCTTTAGGCCAGGGGGCTTTAGCCCCTTTCCCTTTCCGCCCCCGCGGGGCGGGGGCGGGGGCGGAGCCCCGCATACCCCAACTCGCGGGGGTCTGGGGGCGCGCTAGCCCCCAGCGGGGGCGGGGGCGGAGCCCCAGCAAATGCGCGTGGGCGGAGCGAGCCGCAGGCGAGCGTAGCCCCGTCGCCCGAGCGCGTAGCGCGAGGCGTGTACGACGACAGAGGGTGTCAAGACTCCATTGCGGAGCCGCCTTAGGCGACAAGGGAGATGTCGGCTTGTACACGATTTGAAGTGACCGCCTATATTACCGGTCACTTCTGGTTAAAACCTCTGGTTTTTTCTAACTTTTCCCTCGGAGTGTAGGGCCGCGATCTGCTGTCGTCTTCGACTTAGCGCGTGTGGGGTGGGGGCTCCACTAAGAGCGTTGCGATGCAGGCCCGGAACTACGTTTTTACCATTAACTTCGCCAACGGCGAAGTCACTCTACTCGACCCAGACGAGTTTCCAGAGTGGCTGACCTACTGCGTTTGGCAGCTTGAGCTCGGCCATGATAATCATGTTGAGCACTATCAAGGTTACCTCGAGTGCTCTGGAAAGAAGAGTATGAAGCAAGTTCACGCGGTTCCGGGCTTTGAGCGCGCCGCGCTTATGGTCCGGAGGGGCACCAGTGCCCAGGCTATTATGTATTCCACTAAGGTCGATACTAGGATCGACGGTCCCTGGTTCCACGGGGAGCCTAAGGAGCAGGGCAAGCGGAACGACTTGACTGCGGTGAAACGCGCCATTGACAGCGGCGCGAGCGATGTTGCCCTTTGGGATGACCATTTTTCGTCTATGACGAGGTATCATCGGTCGTTTTCTACTTACAAGCGCGTGAAGGCCCCCAAGCGCGATTGGATCACCCACTTTCTCTGTATTATTGGCCCATCTGGTTGCGGGAAGACGCGGCTCGCGCGGGAGTTCTTCCCCGGGGCGTATTGGAAGGCGCCTCTTCAGTGGTGGGATGATTACGACGGCGAGGAGTATGTCGTCATGGACGAGTTCCAAGGTCAGTATCCGTTTAGAGAGTTGCTCCGCATTCTCGATAGCTCCCCGCTTTCTTTGGGGAGTAAGGGGTCTCATGTCAACTTCGTGGCCAAGTGGGTTGTTTTTACTAGCAATTATCACCCGAGAGATTGGTACGACCCGGCTTCGATCAAGGTTGACTGGGATGACTCGCCGCTACGACGTAGGCTGTTGGAGTTTGGTAACGTTCTACAGCTCGGGCCTGTGCCTGACGGCCGAGTGGATTTGGGTGGACGGGACGGAGTTTCAAAGTTTTTTCGGGAGTAAAGGTGTCGTTTTTTTGTAGCGGAGTTTTCGATGGAGCGTGCCTCGAAGCGGAGCCGGTCTGCGACCAGGGTCCCGAAGAGTGCGGGCAAACGCAAGCACACGTCAAAGAGTGCCTCTGTGTCGAAGTACAACAAGTCTGTCAGCAAGTCTGCCAAGATTAGCGCAGCGCGCGCGGTTGCGAATGCTGTGACCATGGGCTTTATGGGCATTGAGAAGAAGTTTCTTGATACGACGAAGTCGAATACGGCTATTGCCGCGAACGCCGATTGCACCGGCGGCGAGTACGATCCGTCTGCTGGTTGCACCGGCTGCTTGTCATGTCCCGCTCAGGGGGACACGGAGCAGTCGAGAGATGGCAAGCGCATTGTCATCGATTCCTTGATCCTCAAGGGATTCGTCCAGAACGGCGAATCTACGGGCGAGGCTCCCGAAGCCGCTTCCAAGATTTTCGTCGCGGTCGTGCTTGATACGCAGACCAACGGAGCTCAGCTGAATAGCGAGGACGTTTTCAAGAACACGGGCGCGTATGCTCTTCTGAATGCGGATCCGATGAAGAATCTGCTGTTTGGCGGCCGTTTTCGGATCCTCAAGAGTCAGACCTTTGATTTGACTTTCAACGGCGTCACTGGCGCCGTTGCCACGCTGGCGCATAACGCCACTCGCCGGGATTTTGACTGGTATATTCCGTTCAAGGGCGGCTTGCCCGTCAACTTGAATGCCGGCACCGATGCTAACGTCACGAACGTCATCGACAATTCTCTGCATGTTGTCGCCTTTTCTACCATTGCCGGTTCCAGCATTGGGTACAATGCTCGGATTCGTTTTCAGGGCTGAAAATTAAAAAACCAAAAATACGGGATATTCCCGAAAATTGTTTTGAGAATAGGAGTTCTTGATGTCTAAGAGAGATGGATTTCTGGGCAAGCTTGGTTCTGCCCGCGCTCATAAGCATTTGCGTAGCTATTCCGATGATGATGACGATGTGTTGTTGCCGCTTAACGGCAAGGTCGCCGCTGCTCGCGCGTTTCTTGCGGCGCCGGAGCTAAAGTTTTTCGATACTTATCTGCTTGCTACCGATGTTGGCGAAAGTGCCATTTTGTTGGACGGCATGGTTTCTAATTTTGCCGGACCTGTAGCGAACACGCCGCTGTTCAATCCAGGTGTCGGGGATAACTACAACGCTCGTAATGATCGTCGCGTCCTCGTTAGGTCATGGCATGTGAAGCTTTCGCTTCAGTTGCTTCCGATTGACAACGGCACGAAGATCCCGCAAGGGATTACCGTCTTTGTTGCTCTTATTCAAGACAAGCAAACTAATAGCCAAGTGTGTGCCGCTTCTGATGTGTTTGTCAATCAATCTGGCGATCAGAACTTGCTCATGTGTCTTCAGCGTAACCCCTTTCGGGGTTCCCGGTTTGAAGTTCTTCGTTCTGAGCGCGTCGACATGACCCCGAAGGATTTTGATGTTTTGGATATCGCAGTGCCGGATCAGACTGCCACGTCTGGGCGCTGGGAGCATTTAGAGTTTTTTATCCCTCTCGATTGCCCTGTCAATTTTAAGAACAACGGCTCTACGCACGACGCTATTATTGACAATTCTTGGCATATTTACGCTGTCCGGACTCCTCACAACGATATTCTCGCTGAGATTCATCCTCCTGTTCGTTGCGTGTTTACTAGCCGTTTTAGATTTATCGAGTCTCCGGTGTAGGCCGCCCGCAGGGCGCCGCGCCGGCGAGGCGGCCCCCGGCAGGGCCCCCGGAGGGCCGCCGGAGGCCCGGAAATTTGAATTTACGCGCAAAATAAATATTTTGAATAATCGTGGGCGAAATAGACTACGTCGACCAGCA